GCCTCCCACTTGTACGAAGTTACAAGCGAGATTATCAATATAGTGGCTGAATTTTCAATGAACATGGTGGCTGATTTTTAAGTTAACAAATACACAAGGATACATCAAAGACTTCCGAAAGGAATTGGAAAGCGACATTTGGCTCATGCCTCCCCTGTACCACAGGGTTTGGCAGTATTTGAAATACAAAGTCAATCATCGCGAGAAACGGATCCCCATCGATGACGATTTTCTCACTATCAAGCCTGGGCAGCATCTTACTTCCGTCCGAAAGATAGCGGAAGAAACAGGATGGTATGAGAGAGCCACTTGGAAAGAAGCGAATCCTAAGACCATTTCAAAAATACTGGAATGGTTAGAGAAACAAGAAATGATTTCCATAAGCCGTGGTAAAAGTAACAGACAGTACACACTTATAACCCTGATAAATTGGGGTTCTTACCAAGTTAAAGAGAACGAAGGTAACAGCGAAGGAACAAGCAAGGAACAGTCTCTGGATATAAACAAGAATGAATTAGAATGCATTAAGAATGATGGTACTACTGCTGCTGATGCGCGCGTGAGCGAAGAAGCAAGTGACGGGACGCCGGAAACCGACCCACAGGGAAATCCTGAGCAGAACTCGGGAGAAATATCACAGACTTCTTACGTCCAAGCAGTGCTAGATAAGTTTATCACCCTTCGAGGCAGTGGCTTCATGACATCGAGCAAAGATGACATGGCAGCTGAGGAAATCTTTAATCAAGGCGTTGAGCTAAATGACGCGCTTGCCTGGATGGAGGAGAAGTTCCAGCAGTATCACGCCACACAGAGTAAGCATTCCAGGTCTAATATCCAAACGCTGGAGTATTGCGTCGGCTACATTCTCGACAAGCATCATGAAAAGCAACAACCAAAGGAGGCAGCGGCATATGGACCAAGCGCAAACCAGTATGCAGGAGGTTATGGACAAGCTAAAGGAACGGGCGGAGCAAGCCAAGAGCGGACCATCATGGCAGGGCAGGTCGGACGGCACCGGCCAGGAAAACGAGCATAAATACGACTGCCCGAAGTGTAAGGACCAAACCGGCTACCTCGAAATGAGGGACGGTTACGAAGTCTGGGTGCGTTGTAGCTGCATCGAGTGGCGACGGTCGCAGAAGCTGATGCGGTCGAGCGAGATCACCGACGAGTTCCGAAAGCTCGGCTTCAAGAACTTCAGCACAGAGGGCAAGCCACAAATTATTCAAGACGCTTATGAATGCGCCTATGAGTATTTTCAGCGTTTCGAAGATATCAGGGAGCAGCGGCAGAACAGCATTATGCTTCTCGGGCAGCCGGGCACAGGGAAAACGCATCTGCTGACGGCTATCGCAAACAATCTCATGTATAAAAAGCATGTCGGCGTACAGTATTTCCCCTATGTGGAGGGCTTCAACGACCTCAAAGACGACTTCGACAAGCTGGAGGAGAAACTGACGCGGATGAAAGAAGCCGATGTGCTGTTTATTGATGATCTGTTCAAGCCGGCGAAGGGCATTCCTCGAGCGACAGACTGGCAGGTGGAACAGACCTACGCTGTCATCAATCACCGGTACTTGAATCACAAGCCGATTATGATTTCATCCGAGCTGCCGATTGATCAAATGGTTAAGATAGACGAGGCGCTGGCAACCCGGATATACGAAATGTGCAAGCAATACCTGGTGCTGATTCAAGGCGATAAGTTTCAGCTAAATCACAGACTGGAGGACATGACATGACAGTAGAATCGGCCATACACTTCCGCGGCCGCAAGCTTCCGAAAGTGCTGCGGGAGAAACGGAAAGCGGAGCTGATGGAATTGTATCGGGAGAACGAACGCTTACTGAAAGAAATGGAGGCGGAAAGCTATGGAACTGAGACGGCAGGTGCTTATTAAAGAGTTGGAGCAGCAGGGATTCTTCCTCTCGCTGGATAGCCGACTGTTAAGTGAATTGACGGTGAGTGAACTGGAACGGGAGAGAGTGCGGCTTCCGGAATTGATGGAGGTGCAATATGCGGCCACTGAAGTTTAAATTTTGGGATACCGATTATGCTGAAATGCTTACTGAAGATGATTATAGTGCTGAGGAGTTAGGGGTTATGCTTTCGGATCATGAAAGATATGTGCCCAGACAATACACCGGTATTGATGAAGATGATAAAGAAATTTACGAGGGCGATATAATCGATTTCACTGTTTTTGACATTGAAGATAACGATACACAGTACCGAGGCGTTGTGACATTTGCAGGCGGCATGTTCCAGCTGTGGAAAAGCGTAGAAAGCGAATTTTATGGTTCGGACGGTCCTTTTGAGCTGTATTGGGTGCACCTACAAGATGATGAACTGAAGGTGCTGGGTAACATCCATGAGAACCCGGAGTTACTGGAGGTGGAGCATGACACAAATTCAGCGGGCGGACCGGGAGATCACGAAGAAAAAAGAGCAGCTGAAACAGCTCTTTGATGCCGGTCTCACGATCGATAACATGCAGACCTTTGAGTATCACGCTCATCACTGGTTTAAGTGGGGTGCGGAATGCAGGAAAGCCGGACTTTTTGAAGAGGAGAAGCCGCAAGAGGCACCCGGTGAAATGGACTTGATTGATCTCCTGCAGAAACAGCACACTTGAAACTATTTATTATCGCGGGGTGTTGATGATCATCAAGATACTTGAACTGTTTGGAGGAATCGGCGCGCCACGGAAGGCGTTGGTAAATCTCGGAATTGATCATAAAGCTATCGATTACGTCGAGATAGATGAAAAGGCCGTCCGCACCTACAACGCGCTGTATGATCTTCGGCATAAACCGCAAACCATTACCGGATATAATTTGAAGCCGGATATTATGGTGCACGGTTCTCCCTGCCAGGACTTTTCCCGCGCCGGGCAGAGGTTGGGCGGCAATGACGAGGATAAAACACGCAGCTCATTGATGTGGGAGACGTTGAAGATCATTGAAAACATGGGAGATTGGCGTCCGGGCGTGGTCATATGGGAGAACGTGAAGGGTGTCCTTGACCGGGATATGTATCACTCTTTCTCACGATATCTGGGAAAAATGAATGATCTGGGTTATACCAACAGCTACAAGGTTCTCAATGCTATGGACTATGGGATACCACAGCAGCGAGAGAGGGTGTTTACTATATCGACCCTCCAAGGTGCCCCCTTTGATTTTAGTCAAACGCGGGCAAAACCAGTCAGGCTAATCAGCGAGTTTTTGGAAGAAAACGTAACGGAACCGCAGTATCAGATCACGATACCAAGCATGCTGAACCGGCTGCCTGAAAACATGTCGAAGAACAGCACGTATCGTTCTCTCGATATTATTGACGATCATTGCTGGACGATCAGCACCCGGCAGGATCGCTGCCCTAACGCTGGAGTCATCCAGAAACCAAACGGTGGTTATCGATACCTTACAGAAAGGGAATGTTGGCGACTTATGGGTTTCGATGACGATGACTTTGACGAGGTGCTCCGGGCTAATCCGGGACGAAAAGGATATCGGAATGCAACACTATACAGCCAAGCTGGCAACAGCATTGTCGTGGATGTACTGGAAGCAATATTTGAAGTGTTGTTGATGAATGAAACTACGGCTGCTGTGTAGCGCGAGTAGGACGGATTATGCGAGATAGGAGGATGTAAATGAGTTTTTATAAAGTTGAGTATAAGCACGTTGAAGAAACTACTTATACCGAATGGATAGAGGGTTCCAGTGAAAAAGAAGCTATACAAAAGATTAGAGAAAACGAAGCATGCGAAAACATGGAACATGTTCAGGGGATAGAGTTTAAAGACCACAGAGTTATAAGAAGTGAATAACGCATAACGACGATTACGCGAAGGAGTGGAGATAAGTGAAATGCTATTACTGCGAAAAAGAATGTGAAGGCTTGGCATTTGAACAGGGTGATTTCACAGTTTTTGCTCATAAAGAATGTGTCATTCAAAAAGTTGAAAAAGACGGACGATTAACAAAAGGATTGGAGGCAAAGCATGAGTTATCTTGAGGACCTGCAGGAACGGATCGACATAGACAATGACGGCGATGTGACGATGTCCAATCAAGATTTCTGGTGGCTGTACGGGCAGGCGGAAGCCGCGGCCGCAGCCGAGCAAGAGGTTTCCCGATTGGAAGATATGATGGCGTACGACTTCAACAAATGGCTGAACGCTTGCGTGTACACGGTTGGCAAAGAAGCTGCTTATCAGATTATCGCGAATCTATCAGAAAGGAATGAGGACGATGAAATTCAAGCTGGATGAATACTTGACTCCCGAAAAGTTTCAGAAGCTCTCCAAAACCATGTCGGACGGGCAGATCGCTGAACGCTTCGGCGTGAGCCGAGACGCCGTGTTGAATTGGAAGCGGAAGCACGGACTTTCGAAAAGGAGGAAAACACAATGCAGTGTGAAAAATGCGGTCGAGAATTGAAGGATCGGAAGTCGAAAGAACGCGGGTACGGGCCGAAGTGCTGGAAGAAAATGAAGGAGGCGGAGAAGGATGGAGAATGAATACCTTACGCTGACTTTGCACATGGAGGACTGGGAGTACCTTTTGGCAGCTGCAGAGGATATGAGTTGCGGGTATCGGAGGTCAGAACCTGTTCACCACTGCTGCGATTTGAACGAACCGGTGTCGATTTTACGGACAGAGCTCGGCTATGAAAATGCTGCAGATGAAGGTGCGGACGATTAGAGGGAGGGTGAAGGTATGAAGCAGACTCAAGCTAATAGGGGCATGGGTTTTGAAAACCTGGTGAATACCACGAACCTGCAATACAAGAACAAGGGGCTGGCGCTGATCTCCAAGCGCCCGACCCCTATGAAGATCATAGGCTCCACGAAAGGCGGCCAGAACATCTGCGTGTTTGATCAGAAAAGCACCGTCGATTTTGACGGCGTCTATCGTGGGCTGTCGATTCAGTTTGAAGCAAAGTCCACTGGCGAAAAGCGGTTTGATTTGAAGATGATCACGGATAGTCAGATAGATTTTCTGCAACAGTCAGAGAGACAAGGAGCCGTATGCTTCGTGTTGCTCGAAATCAGACCGCTGAGGACCGTTTATTATGTCCCGAATAATATGCTCCAGAAATACGTTCGAGAAGCACAGAGAGGCGGGAGAAAGTCCATTCCGTTGGATGACTTGGAAATCTATGCTGATGTTGTGACGCAGGGACAGGGGATTCCGTTGGATTATCTCGCTGTGGTAGACAAGCATGCGGAAAAAGTGACCAGTTGAGGGAGGTATAGCGTGGATATTATACAGGCGATGGAACAGGAGCAAGCCTTATTGAGAGACGTGGCAAAATTGTTGAGAGCTTATAAGGGTAGCCTGTCGTTTAATGGATTTTCGGAGGAAGAAACGTTCAAGTTAGTGCGAGATTATCACCGAGAGCTTCAAGAAGCAGTTCATAGAAAACAATAATAAAAAAGCCGCCCCTCTCGGAGCAGCACACCTACTGTTATTCTAACATATCCGGGAGGGGTCAACATGGCTGATATCAAGACAAATCAACAAAATATGACCGCGGAGATTGACCTGACAGAGAACGCTGTATATAAAGTGAGAAACGGAGTCATCGAGTCGGTGGATATACCTGGTGACGGATTCGGCAAACAGATTATTACGTGGCAGGACGGCAAGCCAGAAGGATATAAGATAGAATATACGAAGAAGTAATCTTATCAGGTGAAGGATTGATCCAAATGGATGAAAAGGCAATTAAAAATCTAATTGAAGAAAAAATAACTCATTACAGGGCTTCCTATAGGATCACTGATAAAGACAGATTTAGCGCAGGTGCGTTGGAAGCTTTAATGAGCTTAGCTGAAGAAATTGACGAGAGAAACGAAGAGCAATAGATCAAGTAAGAATTTAATATTGCTACCGAAACAATCGGGGCATCGACTTTAGAGCAGTTCAGAGCTGCTTTATAGTTCGGTGCCTTTTTTTATTAGATTGGAGGGTGTTGCATGACCAAGAAAAAGCCGAAAGAGAAGCTGACTGATAAAGACCTGAAGGAACTGATGGGTGTGAATAGACCGACGTACGGACGTGGCAGCGGTGGATCCATAAAGCAAAAGGGGCGATTCTATGAATAAGCGACAAATTGAAGCGCTGTTGAAAGATTATCACTGGATGATGAACAGTATTAAACTGCTCCGTGATTCAATGGAGGACGCCGGAGAGAAGCTCACAGCCCAATACGGTATTGAATCCGTTATGCCGAAAGCGCAAGGCGGCGGTCAGAGTGATCCGGTTGCTAAAGAGACAGCCAGGCGCGAAAAGCGCTGGAATAAGGTCGCTCAATACGAACAGAAGGTAAAGCTTATCCAAGATCGTATTCATTTAATCACGGATGACCGGGAAGTCGAGGTGCTGCATTGGTTACTCGAGGGGAAGTCCTTGCGGTGGATTGGAAAGCATATGGGATTGTCTCACTCTCACGTTAACCGTATTCGGGAATCTATTGTCGATAAAATCACGGTTGATGTTCCAGATGTTCCAAATGTTCCAGAAGAAACAGATTTCGCGAAAGCTACATCCACATGCTAGACTGGGAGGCAGGAACGGGGCGGAAGGAAATCTCATTATTCGCTCATAATTTCCTGTGCTCCTCGGACATATTAATTATCGAGGTGAGCACTATGTGTTTATATGGGGTATACAAGGATGTGCTTGTTATCAATCCTGAACAGAATAATACGACGGTTCGCGTAGATGCATGTATTGCCGATGAAGTTCAGCAATTGAATGATCAGGGCATCGTGACGTTAGGATGTTGCTGTAATCATGGTACTGCAGGACAAAATGTTGAGTGGGAAAACGCCTTCGGCATTTGGAAAAGCCATGCAGATCCACCTATTGCGCTGATTCGAGAGAACAGTGTTCGAGCAGCAAAAAAATTAGGATACAATCCTTATCCTTATTACTATGCAGATGGTATAAGTGGCGGTGTTTGGCAGATGCCTCTTAAAACAGGCTGTATAACGGAGCAGGACTGCGTAGAATGGCATAGAAGGAACAACTTACCTGCAGAAAAAGATTTAGGTTTGTTGAAAAGAGGGAGAGCATTGAATTACTCTCCCGCTAATAGCTAGCCAGTGTGTTGACTACGATAGCACCAATAACAGCCATTATACTTATCGCGGATAAGTTGAGCCACACGCCCATCATTATCAGTATCTTCGCGGTGTGTGGCATGAATTTCTGGTATACGGCAGTTTCGCGTACGTTCGGCTGTCCTGTGAACTTCTTCTGTGTTGTGATTAATTATATATTTAGCCATAGGTAACACCTCCTTTCTTAACAGACGTATTTCAACAAAAAGGGAGGTTTTTCCTCTTTCTAAAATAAATTTGCAGGAAAATAGTACCTCCTGTCGAAATAATGGGCAGGAGGGATGAATATGGGTGTTAACACAAATGTCGGAAAGTTAATCGATACACACATTAAACAATTGGAAGAAAGGAGAGACTTCATATACACGATAGAAGCACCAGAAGGGCACAGGGCAGAAGGTAACAAAATAAATGCGTTAGATGAGTTGGAGTATCTTAGGGAAATCGAAGAAATATACTCCTCTGTTGAAGAAAACGGAGGAGTTAAAGAAGGCGAAGTTTACAATTTATATGCGGGATACTTAGAGAAAGTTAAAAGTTATATCCCGATAATCGGAGCAGAGGTAGAGAGAGTAGAGGCTGAAAATAATGCAGACCTTGAAAATATCGAAATATTGCTAAAGAAATTAAAGCAAAAACGTGAAAAATTACCATCCTAATAAGCAGGTGAATATACAAGATAAAAAGCAGAGGGCGACGCTGAGGCGTGGCTCTTTTTTATATGAGGAGGAATGAGGGTGATGTGACATGGCCGGACGTAAGAACAAATACCAAACACATGTTGAACCGTATCTGAAAGAGATCGAGCATTGGTGTAGAGACGGGGCAACCGAGGAAGAAATCAGGGTTCGACTTGGTGTAGGTTCCTCCTCTTTTGCTCGTTACAAGAATGAATATTGGGAATTACGGGAGACCTTAAAAAGAGGGAAGCAAGAAGCTGATTATGAAGTCGAAGATGCACTGTTTAAGAGGGCTACCGGTTATCAGTACGAAGAAGTCACCTACGAAATGGGCCATGAAACCAAAAGAGTGGTTAAACATTATGCTCCGGATCCTACATCAGCCATCTTCTGGCTCAAGAACAGACAGCCGGAGAAGTGGAAAGACAAGCAGGATATTGAGCATTCCGGCGGCCTGAATAATCAAGTGGACCTGTCCGGACTGACCGTCGAGGAGTTGAGGAAGCTTGCAGACTCTAACGACTGAACAAAAAGAAGCCATAGCGCAGGCAGCAGAAAATGAGCTGGCCCGTCGCTCGTTTCGTGATTATGTGGTTCGGGTGCATCGCGGAAACTACCGCCATTTCAAGCACACAGAATATATTTCAGAACAGCTGGAGCCGGTCGCCCAGGGAGAACAGCGACATATCATCATAGAAATGCCGCCGCGGCACGGAAAGTCGATGACGGTCTCTGAGTCGTTCCCCTCTTACTTTCTTGCGAAGAATCCGGATAAGCGCGTCATTGTTACGTCTTACTCTGATGCACTGGCTAGAAAATTCGGGCGGCTGAACCGGGAGAAGATAGCGGAGTACGGCCCGGGTCTTTTTGATGTAGGTGTTTCCTCCATCAACGCAGCCCAAAACAACTGGGGCATCGAAGGACGCCGCGGCGGCATGATTGCGACTGGTATCGGCGGCTCCATCACTGGTGAAGGTGCCGACCTTTTGCTGATTGATGACCCATTTAAAAACAAAGAAGAGGCCGACTCCGAAACGATGCGCGAAAAGGTATGGGGGGAATGGGAAGCGACGCTCTCGACTCGTTTGCACCAAGGCGGCACCGTTATTGTTATTATGACGCGGTGGCACGAAGATGATCTTGTTGGCAGGATGCTTGCCCGGAGCCCCTACAACTGGGAGCGGATACGGATGCCGGCTGTAGCTGAAAGTGAAGATGATTTGCTTGGTCGTGAACTGGACGAAGCACTGTGTCCGGAACTCGGCTATGATGAAGAATGGGCCAAAAATAAAAAGATCGAAGTGGGCAGCCGGACATGGGCTGCCCTTTTTCAGCAGCGGCCATCTCCAGGAGAGGGCAATATCTTTCAACGAAACTGGTGGCAGTATTACAAGAAAGCGCCGGCTCGTTTTGACCAAGTGCTGCAGTCATGGGACTGCACATTTAAAGACACAGACGGTTCTGACTTTGTTGTCGGCCAGGTCTGGGGGCGCGTTGGTGCGGACCGGTATCTGTTAGACCAAGTAAGAGCGCGAATGGATATGCCGGGAACTATGCAGGCGATTCGATCCCTTTCCTCAAAGTGGCCGTCTGCACGATCAAAGCTGATTGAGGATAAAGCGAACGGACCGGCTGTTATTCAGATGCTGAAACGGGAGATTACCGGTCTTACTGCGGTCGAACCAGAAGGCGGTAAGGAAGTTAGAGCGCAGGCTGTATCACCTGAAATAGAAGCAGGCAATGTGCATCTTCCGGATCCGTCTATTGCGCCGTGGATCCATGACTTTATTGAAGAAGCTGCATCCTTCCCGAACGGGGCAAACGATGACCAAGTTGATGCTATGTCACAAGCACTAAACCGTATCGGCGGGCAGAAGTCGAACTTGCTAGATCGCTACAAGCGAATGAGGTGAAACAATGGCGAAGAAAACAACAATGGACCGCGCTAAAGAATACAAAGAGTATGAAAACGACTTCATGCAGACGGCCGGGAAAGGTGGAGAGCAAGACCCTCTTGTTCGGCAGCAAGCAGGTGATCGGGCGCTGTTAAGTGATGAAGATATCACTCGGCTTTATGCCGGCAACCAGATCATACAGAACATCGTTGATATTCCTGCTGAAGATAGCACACGTGAGTGGATCACCATCGAGATGGAGGATGAAAAGCTTGCCCGTGCTTTGGAAAAGCGACTGGAAACGCTGAACGCGCCAGAGGCGATTGAAAAGATGGTCGCTTATGACCGGCTACGCGGTGACGGTTTTGTATCCATTGGCGTATCCGAACAAGGGCAAAAGTGGACGTTAAAAGATGAAATCGATGTCCGGCGATTACGTTCGATAGATTACCTGCACCCCTTTTCCCGGTTGAAAGTAACAAAGTTCCTTATCAATGATGACCCTTTTGACCCTTCGTTTGGGGATGTGGAAAAGTATCAAATCAACCCGGGACATACAACAATGGATGACTCTCCTTTACAGAGAGACGTGCATAAATCAAGACTGCTGCACCTGCAGACCAAACGTATAGAGGACAGAGACTGGGGACAGTCAATACTTGAACCGATGAAAGACATCATCACAGTATTTGATACATCGCTCTGGTCAGTCGGCCAGATACTTTATGACTTCACCTTCAAGGTATTTAAGAGTGAACAGGCTAATGAAATGTCAAAATCAGAAATGCGAGAGACGCAGATGCTGATGGACTACATGTTTCGTACTGAGGCGTTGGCAATCATTGATCCGAATGAAGAACTCGAGAAGAAAACAACGCAGGTAAACGGCGTAGAACAGCTTCTGACGTTTGTCTGGGATGTGCTGGCTGGCTCTGCAAAGATGCCGAAAAGCCATTTGCTCGGGCAACAGTCCGGGACCATATCTGGTGCACAGTATGATAGCCTGAACTATTACGCGCGCATCGCAGGCACCCAGGAGAACTTCCTCCGGCCTAAGATTGAATACCTCATTCGGCTGCTATTGTGGGCAAGTGATGAGCCCGGTGGTCAGATCGACCCTGACTCTATAGACTGGAAAGTGAAGTTCAATCCGTTGTGGCGACTGGACGATCAGACTGAGGCGGACATCAACAAGAAGCAAGCTGAGACGGACAGCATCTATCTGAAAAGCCAAGTCCTCACTCCGGACGAAATCAGGCAGAAACGCTTTGAAATGGGCAGTCTGATGGACGAGCTGGAGATGCCTGATGATCCTAATAGTAAAGGAGAGGGCGGCAATGGCGCGGATTAGAGGCGGCGCTTTTCCGACGGCGGTTGCTGTCCAGTACGCACGGCGGGTGAAAGGTCTTGTTGATCAAAACAGAAAGATTATGTGGGACGCATGGACGAAACGTATTAAGCCCTTGATTCATCAGTATCGGAACCGGAACGATGGCCTTGTGCTGGACGAGGACGAGCTTTCCGAGATACAGAAGGAACTGGAAGCCCTCGAGGAAGAGACCGGTGAAGAAGTCTTTGCTACTGCAGCTGTCACCGCTATTGTTCAACAGTTTGTGAATGGATTGAACCAGCGACAGAAAGAAGAATTTGCTGAGCAGTTCCGCGACGTTGTAGGCATAGACCCTACGATGAATGAATCGTGGCTCGCCTCCTTCATGGAAACAGCAGTGGCTGAGAATGTCTCCCGCATCAAGTCCATCGACAGGCAGTATCACGATGACATCAAAACAATTGTCATCCAGGGCGTCCGCAGCGGCGAATCCCTCAACGACATGGCAGAGCGAATCAAACAGACGTCGGGCGCAGGCAAGCGCCGGGCGATTTTTATTGCTCGAGACCAGACGGGATCCATACTCGGTGACATGACGAAGCGCCGGCACCAAGAAGCTGGCTTGAAGAAGTTCAGATGGCGTGACAGCGATGACCGGCGTGTTCGAAAGAAGCACCGTGAGCTGGACGGAAAGGTCTTTACATGGAAGGACGGGGCGAATGGCCTTTATCCTGGTAAGGACTACAACTGCCGGTGTGTGGCTGAGCCATTGGAGGAAGAATTATTCGAGTTCCAGTAAGGGGGTGAAGGGCATGGCGGATCCGGATTACCGCATGGAGCGTAAAAAGGGAGATACTAAGAGCGAGCAATGTTCGAAAACTGTAAGCAATGACAGCTTCCGTACCCCAACGAGCGGCAAGCAGATACCGAAAGGGGGTGAGAACGAATGAAGCTGCATAGGTACGACAGAGCAAAGATTTTGAGTCACGATGAAAGCGATGAAGGCTTTCTTACGGTCCGAGCTGTCGTGACAAAACCCGGTGTGTATCCGTATCAGTCTAGCGATGGGACGATCCAGCAGGAGTTGAAGCACCCGGAAGACATTTATTCAGACCTAACAATCCGCAGCTGTAATGCCAAACCAGTTACGGACGATCACCCTTCCGAGGCTGTAGGTGTAGACAACATCCAAGCTCTTGGCCGTGGGCTTTCGCATAACGACGCATCCGTCCAAAATGGCGGCATCATGGTATCTTTTACGATTACCGATAAGGCACTGATAGAAAAGGTTTTGGAAGGCGATAAACGAGAAATCAGCCTGGGCTTTATAACAGACCTTGTATCAGAGCAGGGGCAGTACGAAGGGCAGAACTATCAGTACAGGCAAACTAACGTTGAGGTCAACCACATTGCGATTGTGGACCAGGGCAGAGTGGGTCCGGAAGCCGCCATTCGTGGCGATTCGTCCGCATGGCAGGTTGATCGAACAGATTCAAAACAAGAAGGAGGCAGTACAATGGCAAAAGTGAAGATTGATGAACAAGAGTTTGAGGTGCCAAGTGAGGTAAAGTCAAAGGTAGACGGGCTGCAGGCCAAGGCCGATAGTTATGATCAGCTCAAGAAAGACCATGACACGCTGACAGCCAACTATGACGCTCAAAAGACGGAGCTGGATAACAAGAAAACAGAACTGGACAACGCGCAGAAGGCCGAACCAAAGCAGGACGCTATCGACGCAGCGGTAGAAAACCGCATTGCTCTGATTGATACTGCCCGGGAGCATCTGCCGGAGGACTTCGAATACAAAGGCAAGTCTGATCAAGATATCAAGGTGGCTGTGATCCAAACACAGGACGAGAAGTTCGACGCGAAAGAGAAGTCCGAGGAATACATCAATGCGCGGTACGACGCCACGATGTCGTTTCTGCAGGACAGCGTACAGTCCTCGGTCGGGGCTAATCAAATGAAGTTCCCTGGAAGTAGGGGTGACGATATCAACAAAAAGCGCGAAGACCGCATGAATATGAAGAAGTGAGGATGATAAATAGTGCAGGAACAAATTGAAAATAATTTCACCTATCATGCTCCAACTAAAGAACAGATTAGCAAATACAATGAACTGCGAGAGGAAGCAAAAAACCTAGCTTATCTCTTGGATAACACCTGCCCAGGTTCTCGAGAAAAATCCGTTGCAATGACAAAGCTTGAAGAAGCTGTGATGTGGGCAAACGCATCTATTGCGCGCAATTAATAAAGGAGGATGAAAGAAATGCCTATCACTGATTATCAGAAATACATGGACGCCGCGGCATCAAAGGGTAAGTTTGCTACCTATCAAGACAGCCACGCCGAAACGAAAGCGGCTGCGTCTGCCATCAATTACGGTATGGCGATTGAAATGACAGGCGGCGGCACACAAGCACAGACATTCCAGGGTGGCACGTTCCTGGGCGTGGCTCTTGCAAGAGAATACTACGACTACACGGATCCGAATGCAGTAAAGCAGTACGATGCCAACGAACCGGTTGCCGTTGTCCGAAAAGGCGTCATCTGGGTAGAGGTCGATGAAGATGCGGCACCGGGTGATACCGTGTATGCAGCTTCGACCACAGGCAACTTCAAAACCTCGGCAACAGATGGTGTTGAAGTTGCTGGAGCGACATTCAAGAGCACAGCCAATGCCGGTGAACTCATTCAACTTGAACTTAACCTGCCAGCCTAACTAAAAACGAAGGAGTGGATAGAAAATGGTCATGAGAAATGACGCCATGATGCGTCCAGAAGATCTGGAAGCTGTCGATAACGTCCTATACGAACCGAAACGAGAAGAACTGAAAGCCCGCACACTCATCAACCTGAAACGTAATATCCCGCGCGGAGCAGAAACCTACAGATACGATGTGATGACACGTACTGGTGTCGCTAAAATCCTAGCGCCCGGCGCATCGGATGTACCACTGGTAGACCTAGACATGAAGAGCGAGACGGTACTCTTGTATTCCATTGTCTCGGGTTTCCGTGTCCACATTCAGGAATTGCGCCAAGCACAAATGGCTGGACGTCCGATTGAGTCCACGAAAGCAAACACCGTCCGCCGTGCGATTGCAGAGAAGGAAAATCAACTGGTGTGGGTCGGTGACGCTGACCATAATATCAATGGCCTGACAAATGCCGAGGGTATTCAAACCTTAGCTGTTGATCAGAACAGCGGCGGCACATCCACAGAGTGGGCAGATAAAACCGGTAAGGAGATTGTGACGGATGTCAGAAAGGCCAAAGCAAAGGTCGACGAACTGCCTGGTCATGAAGCAGACACGCTTGTTGTGACTCCGGACAATTTCGAGGAATTGCAGAAAGAGTATAACCAGTACACTGGTCAGACTGTGCAGCAGTACATTGAGGCCCAAAACTGGTTCAGCACGATTGAAAAGACATCCGACCTTGTCGGTCAGGGTGAAAGCGGCGGTGACTGCTTCCTTGTCTTTGACAGCGCGCCGGAAGTTGTGGAGCTGTTGATTCCGATGGACATCACACGCCATGATCAAGAGTACGCATTTCCTTACTACAAAGTACCGGCTGAAGAACGGTGCGGCGGCGTCGTAATTCGCTATCCTATGGCTATTGTGAGAGGAGATGGTGTGTAATGTTAGTACAAAATAAAGGTAAGTATGTTCGTCACGCGGCAGGGGTGCGCCTCCTGCCCGGGACAAATGAAATATCTGCACCAGAGTGGAAAAGGTTCTCCGGCCACCCTATCGCCAAGCGTTTGATTGAGAAAGGCGAGGTCATCACATTCGAGAAAGATGATGCAGAAGGCGAAGACGACAACGATACGCAAGCTCAAAGTGTCACAGAAATCAACGCCAATCCTGCTATCGATCTTGTGAACGATACCTACACCCCCGAACTGCTTGTGAAATGGAAGCAGGAGGAAGAAGAAGGCGACACCCGCAAGACTGTCATCGAAGCAATAGAAAAACAAATGGCTCAACTGAATGGCGAAGGAGACGGCAACGCGGAAGGTGATCAGTAATGGCTGATACCGATGCGAGTAAAGTAAAAGCAATTGCTAATCATTTGAAAGGTCTCAACGATTCCGACATCCAGATGTATATTGATGATGCCAAGGAAGAATTAGAGCGGTACTCCATCAAGGACGAACACAAAGAACGCTTGCAGCGGTACCTTGCGGCTCATTACGCATCGCTGAATCAGAGAAGGGCTGACTCTCACTCTATTTCTGGGAGAATCAGTGTTTCCTATTCGTCCTCCGATAATGGAAGCGGACTGGACTCGACCGAATACGGGCAGGAATACAAACGTCTGTTGAGACGGGCTACCGGATTGAGGTTGATTGTCTTATGAGTGTCAGAGTTCGGGATAATAACAACACCCCCAAGCTGATCAAGGCCCTCCGGGAACTCCAATCAATGAAGGTGGAAGTCGGAGTGTTTGGTGAAGATGACTCTCACATGCTGATGATCGCGCGTGTGCATGAGTTCGGCATGGACATCAAGCCTAAACAGTCCCAATACCTCACGATTCCGGCGCACCCAAAGGCGCACGGAAAGAGCGCCGGGGAATTCAAGGATCTCTTTTTCATTGAAACCGATGACGGCAGTAAGCTTCTGGCTCGAGAAAAAGGCAAGGATGAAATTGAAGTCTACTTTGTACTGGTGAAGTCAGTGTCAATTCCCGAGCGCTCGTACGTGCGCAGTACGTACGATGAAAAGGAACGGGAACTCTCAACGAATATGGAGAAGGTCATTCAGGGCGTTGTGGATTTTAAAATCACGCCGCAGCAGGCCTATGATCGAATTGGTGCGTGGCTGGTCAGTGCTATTCAGGAGAAGATACGGAGCATCCAATCTCCGCCCAACGCCAATACCACTACGGAAGCAAAAGGAAGTAGCAATCCGCTGGTCGATACTGGGCGCCTTTTGCAATCCATCACATGGAAAGTGGTGAGAGAATGATGTACGAATACAGCGGTCTTGTATCCATGTACGAGGGACCGTATGAAGTCTATGAGATTACCTCGGAAGGTTACAGAGATTATGAGAATGGCGGTGAATGGGTGGAAGGTACCGGCGAGTGGGTAGAAAAAATGGGAGCTCTTTTCCCAATGAATTCGCGGGAGCTGCAGTTCAGTGAGAACGGAACCTATACCACAGAAGACCGCATCCTGTTTGCCTATGAGTCGCACCAACCAAAGCAGCTTGTACGGTGGAACGGGGTCATATACCGTATCAACGCGGAAGATGATTTGAGTGCCTATACGGACATTTTTATGTACATGCTGAAGAAAAAGGAGCCGGTTGCCAATGCAGAATGATATCACACCGGTCCGCAATACGATTGTAAAAGTGCTTCATGATTTCACTGGGCGGCCGGTCATTCCTCTGGAAGAAGCGGTGGGGTATGAAGAGGACAGCAAACCCTCGTATCCCTTCATCAATTACAAGATCACGACACCGTTTACCAGAGAGGGCGGCTATCCCAATGAGGAATTTATCGATGGGACGGATACGTTGACCAAAGTGCAGACGACACAGCCGACGTTGACGGTCTCCTTTACTGTCTATTCCACAGACAGCATGGAAGCTTACAGTGAAGCGCTCAAAGCAAGCGAGTGTTTTGAGTGGGATCATCTTGACCTCCGCCAGCAGAACATTGCTGTTGCGGAGATTTTTAATGTCGAAAACCGAGACACGCTGATTGAGGGCGATTACGAACGCAGGTACGGATTTGATGTACAGTTCCGCGTCACCCGACAGATTGAACGAAATATTGATTACGCCACAGACGTGACTACACAGAAGGAGGAATAGAAGATGCCAAGAGCGCCATTATCTGACGTTGATATTGATATCGGCCGCGAATCTATTAGTGTATCTCGTGCCGGATACAGTAAGCAGCTGATTCTTGGTACGAGCAAAAACTCCGATTACCGGGAGTATTTTGGGATTGGGCAGGTGGAAGAAGATTATGCTCAAGGTTCCCCTGAACACACGAAAGCTAAAGCGATCTTTGACCAGGAAGAACACAACGACTCCATTGCTATTCACAGCATCACCTACGACCCGGACGCTTCAACAGATCCGGACACACCGACAAAACTCACGACAGAGCTTGATGAACTAATCAAAGAACATGCTGATTGGTACTTCCTGCATTCCACAGCGCAGCGGAATGCGGATATTGAAGCACTTTCGGATTGGACAGACGGCAAGCTGTCGATGTTCATTACAACCAGTGATGATGTGGACTTTGTGAACGGCTTCCATGATACGAGAAGCACGATGAGAACGTCTCTCTACTATCACCCGACAGACCTTCAATTTGCAGAGCGTATGACCGGGCGGTGGGGTGTTGAAGACCCCGGCACGATAACATGGAAATTCAAGGGCGTTACGGGTTCCTCTGTTGTGAATCTGAGTCCTGCAGAAATCAAAGAGCTCCATTCCAACAACGTGAACACGTACATTAAAAAGCAGGGTAAGGAGCAGACGTCCGAAGGCTTTGTGGTAAACGGCGACTTCATTGATTCGGTTCACGGGCAGGACTTTATCGAAATGCGCATGAGCGAGGAAACGCAAACGATGTTGCAGAACCGGAATAAGGTTCCGTACAGCAGTGGCGGGATTGCTCTGATTGTAGGTGTGGTGAAGAAGGTGCTGCAGGAAGCCTTTGACCAGGGCATCATCTTGGAGAACGAAGGAGGCAACCCATCCTTCACAATTACAGCTCCAAGTATTACAGACGCTTCCCCAGAAGATCGGAAAGCTCGTAAACTACCGCCGGTACTATTCAACTATCAGCGCGAAGGTGCTGTTCACACAGCCACGATTACCGGCCGCGTTGCAGTATAAGAAAGGAGGATTAGAATATGCCAGAGGCACAGACTTTTAATGTCAAAGATGTAAACACTGTCATTGATGGGGATTTTCTATCGGGATATGGCGAAGATACTAAAGTTTCCATTGAAAAAAATAACGATGAGTTCAGCCCGTTCGTGGACGCGGACGGTGGTGTGACCTACGCGGAAGAGACAAACGAGTCCGCAGTCATGACCGTAACATTAAAACCAAGCAGCCCATCTCTGCCGAAAATGTACACGTTGAAAAACAACCGGACGATGTTCTCCGCAGAGGTCATTGATGGCAACACCGGTAAATACAAAGCCGGCGGTAATAACTGCCGCATTCAAAGCATCGGCAGCCGTGAATTTGGCAAGACACCGAACGGCGTTGAAATCTCAATTTATATTCCGAAACTAAACGATGAAATGGAGGGCTAATATATGGCCAAGCAAGGAAAAATCACAGTAAACGGACAAGAATATACGGTACAGCACCCTGGAGCAATGTGGTATCTCGAACTAAATGACAGACATCGGGCGAGCAACGGTATCCCGAACCAGGCTCCTTATGCACGGGAACTTATCGAAGAAGTAGTGAAACAGCCGAAACTCTCAGTGGAAGACTTCCAGGAAGACATTCTGGGATTACAGGAGGCCGTCAAGGCGATAGAACGATTTCTTGGAGAACGGCCGAACCAAGGAACAACTGAAAGTGATAGAGGAAAAGGCTTGGAGACTGATTCTGAGTAAGCGTTTCTCTTGGACGGAAGTTCGCCAGATGGATCTATTCGATATAGAGCGCGCGGATGAGATGTTAACGGCGTTTAAAAAAGCTTATGATGACTACTACTAAACCCTCCATGTATGGTACGATGAGGAAAAACATGGAGGGGAATGTATGCTGAATGTCATTCTGGGGATTGTTTTTATTGTATCAGCTGCCGCACTCATCACAGCTATTGTGAAATGGCGAAAAGGTGATGATATTAAGAGCAACAAAGAAATGGCACTCGGTGCTGTTATTTTATGTGTTGTTTCAGTATCTGTCTTTGCTGCTACATCAAATGCTGGGGGAGTGGACGAAGAAGCAAAAAATATCATCATGGAGACTCAGAATAAGTACACAGAAGCTTTAGAAATATACGATCAAAACAATAATAGTGAAGATGCAGACACATTAAACGAAAAGCACAGACAAATGGAAGAGTTATCTACACAAATTGTCGATATCGCAAGCGAGACCGATAAGTCCGAATTACAGGCAATGGCTGAAACGGTCGGCGCTGAAGTTTTTGATGTATCCAGAAATCTGAGGTACAAAGCTATCATCTTAGATCACCCTGACGAAGAGGTGGTGGAAGATACACGCCGTATGTTGCAGACTAGGCAAGATGAATTAGAGGAAGATGTGCAAGAAGCTGAGACCGCGATAAAAGATATGAAAGAAAAATATGGAATGGAGTAAGTCCCTTTTCGAAGGGGCTTTTTATTTTGGCGGAAAGGGGGTGTGACATGGCTCTTAGAGATCTTGCAGTAGGTATAACATGGGATATCGATGATCGCGCATTGAGACGATCCAACGAGACTACAGACGACTATATCGACAACATCAAACGTGGGGATCGTGTCATTGATGATATGGGTGACACGATGCAGGATTCTGGCGATTCCATGCGAAGAGAATTGCAAGGAGTGGGCAGGTCAGCAGAGAATCTTTCGGCAGAAATTAATGGTATCGAAGACCCAAATATAAGCGGGCGGCAAGCAACTGGACAACTTGCTAATGTAGACAGCGCAGCAGACGATGCATCAGGCGGCATACGTAGTATAGCTGACCCAAATATAAGCGGCAGACAGGCAACAGGACAACTGCAAAACGTAGAAGGTGCCGCGAATGATGCTTCCAATGAAGTTCGGAACATGCCGAATCCGGATATTGATACGAAACAATCCGAGCGAAAACTGGACAATCTCGAAGAAAAAGCATCCGGAGTAAAGGAAACGCTCGGCGGCATAGCTGGCGTGCTGGGCGGTGCTCAGGCGGCGCAGGGAATTGATAACTTTGAAAGCTTAGCTGCCAAGCTTGAAACGCGACTTGGCGTATCAGAGGAAGAAGCAGAAAATCTTCGTAGTCGGATCGCGAATATATATTCCACCGGGCGCGGAGATAGTATGGAAGAAGTTGAGCAAAGTGTTCGCTTGACTCGAAATGTCACAGGCGATAGCGATGCAGACTTGCAAAAGCAAGCCAGGGATGTACTAAATATATCAGATGCTTGGGGTGCGGACGTCAATGAAGTGATAGACGCAGCCCGGGCGAATGCTCAGTCTATGGAAACTGATTTTTCCTCTTCTCTTGATACCATTGCGACTGGCATGCAGTCTGGTGTAAATGTGTCAGGCGACTATTTGGAAACGATACAGGAGTTTTCGCCGGCATTCAATCGCATCGGTGCCGATAACAGCGAGATGATTTCTATCCTGCAATCCGGAATGGAAGCCGGTGTGCGTGACACCGACCGCATGGCAGACTCCATCAACGAGTTCGGAATACGGATGCAGGAAACAGATAACGAATCTCTGCTAAAGGTTGCTGAGTCTCTCACCGACACCGAAAAGGAAGCGGAGAAACTTGCCGATACGTGGCAGTCTGACTTTGCGAAAGGCGGACAAGAAGCGAAGGAAGTAACCAACGAAGTTGTGAACGGACTGCTGGATATGGAAGGTGAAGTCGGCTACATGGAAACCGCCACCGGTCTATTCGGTACGATGTGGGAAGACACAAGCGGACGTGTCGGGGAGGCTATCTCCAGCGCCGAAGGGAAAACGACCGATCTTAAAGACTCAACGAGCAATCTTGATGATCAGTACGACACCACAGGTCAAAAAATCCGGAATTTCGGAAGGTCTATCAGTCAGGCTTATGATACTCTCGATCAAAAAACTGGCGGTGTTCTAAGTAGCGTAACCGAAACTATTGGCGGATTGATGCCAGTGTTAGGCGGATTCGTCATGGGTAAAGGCGGTCTGGAAGGATTAAAAAATGCCGGGAAGAAGGCCGGTGGTGCCATTAAGTGTATTTGTTAACTTAAAAATCAGCCACCATGTTCATTGAAAATTCAGCCACTATATTGATAATCTCGCTTGTAACTTCGTACAAGTGGGAGGCAGGAGATTTGATTACAATGAACCAAAAGTATCACGCTCTCATCCAGTATGTTCACGATGGAAAGTCTTGTCGCCAAATTGCCCGGGATGTTGGTATTAATCGAGACACTGTCCGAAAATATGTTAATGATTACGACCACAAACGCCACCTCCTCATCGAAGGTGGGAAGGAGATTGATGTTCAAGCACTGATTGAATCCCTGACAGAAAAACCAACGTATCAAACAGGATCACGTTCTAAAC